TTCTTGCGTTACAGGACTTCTATTTGTCCAGTTTTCTGTTCCAGATGTCCTACGCAACACTTGACCATCAAAGGTTATTTTTACTTCTGGTGCTGTTCCTGTTGTCATTTTATATCCTTTTATATTCTTTGGATTCTATTGTTAGATGCATCACAAACAAACAATCTATTATCGATGGCAGTTATTCCATTTGGAGCACTAAACTGCCCAATACCAGAGCCATTAGTACCAAATGTAGTACCATTAGACATATTACCAGAACCATCAACATTCACAGACTGGATTCTGTGGTTATTATTTTCACAAACAAACAATCTATTATTGATGGCAGTTATTCCAAACGGAAGATTAAATTGCCCAATACCAGTGCCATTAGTGCCAAACGTAGTGCCATTAGACATATTGCCAGAACCATCAACATTCACAGACTGGATTCTGTGGTTATTATTTTCACAAACAAACAATCTATTACCGATGGCAGTTATTCCAAACGGACGATTAAATTGCCCAATACCAGAGCCAGAACTACCAAATGTAGTACCATTAGACATATTGCCAGAACCATCAACATTCACAGACTGGATTCTGTGGCTGCTATATTCACAAACAAACAATCTATTACCGATGGCAGTTATTCCTGTTGGAAGATTAAATTGCCCAATACCAGTGCCATTAGTGCCAAACGTAGTGCCATTAGACATATTGCCAGAACCGTCAACATTCACAGACTGGATTCTGTGGTTACTGCGGTCACAAACAAACAGTCTGTTACCGATGGCAGTTATTCCATTTGGAGAGTTAAATTGTCCAATACCAGAGCCATTAATACCAAACTCAACGCCATTGGACATATTGCCACTGCCATCAACATTCACAGACTGGATTCTGTGGTTATTATAATCACAAACGAACAGCCTATTATCGATGACAGTTATTCCTGCTGGACTATTAAATTGCCCAATACCAGTGCCAGAACTACCAAACTCAGCTATATTTTCAAGTGCATTAAGAATGTTCTCGCCAACCGAAGCAGATGTGTCATCAACTTGCCAGCCATAATTTTTTAATTCAATTGCCATAACTATCTCCTTTATACCAACAAGCCGTGAATTTTAGTCCAGCCAACATCAGTTGTGCCGATTGTGCCAACAAAACGAATAGTAATAACACCATTTTTAGTAACAGTGCCATCATCAGCAACACCTTCAAGATTAGAACCGTTACGCAAAAAAGTAATAATATTAGTATCGCTTGCACCAGAGATACGAAGAACAACTTCATCACCAACTGTAGGTGTAGCAGGTAAAGTGACTGCTAAAGCTGCACTGGCATTTACTTGGTAAAAATGACTTTTAACAGCAGTAAATGCAGCCGTTTTTTCTTCATACGTTGGAGGCGTGAAAGCAGCAGGCAATGCAGCCCATTTATTATTTGTACCACTAACCGCACTATCATAAGTTAATACATAGCCATTTGTGCCACCGCTTGTTGCAACATGACGAGTTTGTTCATCATCAGTTAATTCACTATGGGCATGTGTATGGGAAGCTGGAGGTAAACTGGTTGGAAAAGTAGCGAAAGAGCCGTCACCACGTAAATAATCAGCAGATGTGGTTAGTGCAGGCAAATGCCTTGCAGCTTCATCATCAGTAATTGTGCTATGAGCGTGATTATGATTATTAAACGATGTTTGTAAGTTGCCAAGATTGGTATTCGTTGTGCCTAAATCAGCAGTAGATGCTTTTTCAGTGTCAAGCTCATTAATTGCAGCCCCAATATTTGAAGCTGCAATATTGCCACTTGGAGTATGTGAGACTTGCGTTGAGTCATAATCGTTAGCTTGAGGTGTAATAGCTCCTTTTCTACCAAACACACTAACAACATCATTAGTGACAGCCATTTTTCCCCAAGTTGTGCCGTTATAAATAACAACATCATTAACATCAAAACTGATATTGCCACTACCAAGATTTTGCGTCCCCGCAACACTTACATAGTAAAAATCACCAGCACTACCAGTACCATCAGCTAATGAAGGCGTGTTTGTGGAGGCATTCCAAAAACCATTATAGAGCGTGCCACTTACCACAGACGCTAATAATTGCTGAACCGTACAACGTCTATGCGTGCCAGTTTCAGTATCAGATAATATCAGTACGTCAGCATTATCTAAAACAGGAACAGCAGGCAAGCTTGGAATATTTAACGCAATAGTTAAACTATTTGAAAGATTACCACCACCAGTCAACCCATTTACAGTATTAATAGCAGTGGTTTTATTAACCTTCTCAGTATCCAGTTCAGCAACAGCAGCTTGTGTATTATTACTACCAATACCACCAACAGGTGTAAAAGGAACTTGGCTTGCATTAGGCGCAGATGTTACAGGCAATGGAGAAAACGCACCCGCACCATTAAGATAATGTGTGGTATTTGCTGTCAATGCAGGTACATGTCGTTGTGGTTCATCATTGGTCAAGCCACTATGATTTGCTGCGACATTTGTTGTGCCATTGACAATATTTGTTACGGATGTTTGGAGGGTTTGAAGGTCAGTCGCACTTGCTTTTTCTGTATCTATCTCAGTCGCTAAAGCTTGGAGATTAGTTGATGAAAAATTACCAGACGGAGTAAAACCAATAAGCCCAGCAGTGTAATCATTAGGCTGTGGCGCAACAACACCACTACGACCATTAAATGAATTTACACCAGCAGCACCACCACCGCCAGTATTTGAGTTATCAAACAAGACAAATCTTGAAAAATCATTCAAAAACGCAAGCAGTTCGCCATTCGATGTTGCAGTAGCGTACCATTTCTCAATAAGTGGTGGTGTAACGCTTGTATCTTCAGTAACGACAATCACTTTGCCTGCATTTTCAGAATAAAGCCCAAACTGATCACCAGTGAGATTGAAAGACGAGGTTATATTATTTCTTACAAAAGCCATTTTTTATTTCTCCTATACCCAATTGTATATTGCGAATGGCGTGTTAAAACATGGGTTTGCCGTGCCATCAGGTACAGCAGCAGGAAGCAAATCTCTAGTCCATGCAGGGTTTGGCAAGGTAGGATACGGATTTAAAGCTAACCTCTTAACATTAGGGTCAACATAAAAACGATGAAGTATACGACCGGGTAATTCTCTATTATTAACGCCATTTCTATACATTGTTTCAATCCCTCTGTGGGATACTTTTAAATACGAAATACCGAATTTATCGCCAGCGCGAAATTCATCATAAGCCTCATCCACGATATTCTCTGATATTGTTACAGGAAAGTTTTCATTCATATCGCCGCGCATATTATTATTAAGGAAAAACGGTATTCCTGTAGTGGTTGGGTTAAAGCCAGCACGATAAAGGACGACAGGTTTATTATTGCGATAGGGCAAGCAATTTACGCCTTTTACCAATTCTGTATTATAAAACCCAGCCCCACCAATATGGGCGAGGCGAAACATTGTATCCCCTTTACTATAAGGCATCTTGGTCTCCTTTATAACTGAAATGTTGACGATATAAAGATGTTGCTTGGTCAAGCTTTAAGCCAGAACCAACCACTCTAATACTTTCAACAGGTGGATTTACTGAAAAATTTATCAAATGCTCTATTACTCTAAACCGTTGGTCAATGACATTTTGACTAGGCGCAGCCCATGCAGGGTCAAGTTCTATATTTGCAAATTGTGGGCGCACTCGCAGATTATTATGGTTAGCAACATCAGGAGTGTACATATTATTAATTAATTCCATAGTAACTCACTTTTCTACTTTTATAGATATTGGGCTAATCAGAAGTGGTTGTCTCTGTAATTCTTCTATTATTTCAGCATATTCAACAATTGATGCTTGCGCTTCTTGCAGTACCATTAATTGCTCATTTGCTTGTCTGCTTTCTTGCTCTAACTGTGTCTTTCTGCTATTTAATTCCGCGTTTATTTGCTCAAATCGTGAAATCAGCTTATTGATTTCAGGGATACGAGCAAGCAAGGCATTGAGATCAGTTACAGTATTAGCTAATTCAGTTTGTCGCGAAGCCAAAAGCTTTAATTTGTTATCGATTTTGTCAATAGCAGCTTCAGTTATTTGGTTAAAACCAGCCTCTTTTAATTTAAAATGGCTATCTGCTTTATCAATAATCTCAAAAGCATTATTAAGCATTTCAACAGATACGTTTTTTATTTCTAGTTCGTCACCTATACCAGACAAAGCTGTAATCAGCTTTAATGCAAAAGTTCTTTCTAAAATTACAAGACGTTGTGATTTTTCTATTGGGGAGGGGATTTTTATAGTGCCAGAGCGGGTCAGGGTGGCATTTATTTCTTTACCATCCAAGAGGATAAAAACATCCTTAATGTTATTAACTGGGAATGGGACGACATATTCATTACCGCCATTTCCAGACCAGACGCTCATTGGTATCGTTTTTTCTTCTATCATAACATTGATTTTATTTCAAGCATTTATTAATATAAATATAACACAACTTTTTATGAGTTTACAGGAATGTCTTTTTTTAGTGACCTATTTGAAGGAATTTTCGGTGGTTTATTTGGCAGCAGCAGGCAGCAAGAAAAACTGTTTTTATTACCACCTCAGCCACAAGTAGAAGAGCCACCAGAAATAAAGATTGGTGCGGAAGATGATTGGATGCTAGGAGGACGGGGAAAGAGCCAGTTATTAAAGCCTTTAAAAAAACCTACGCTAAAATTATTTGAACCAAATGCAAAAAAAACGACGAGTGGCATAAAATAAATGAAAAATGAATATGAGACATATGGTGTTGGTGAAGATAAAGAGCAGCAGCTACTAAGTGAGCGTTACAGTGATTTATCGGGCGACCGCTCAGACTTTCTTGAATGGGCTGAACAATGCGCCAGATTAACCATTCCAACAGCGTTATCTCAGGACTCTAATCGTGTTCAAGGTTCACTTTATATTAACTTCAAATGCTACCAAGGTATAGGCGCACGTGGCACACTCAATCTAGGTTCAAAATTAGCAGTTGCCTTATTCCCAATAGCGCAGCCGTTTTTTAAGCTACAGTCTGAATTGGAAGATGAATTAATAGAAAGCATTCGTATTGAGCTGTCAGAGCTATTTCAAAGAGAACTTAGTAAAAAAGAAGCAATATCAACATACGATGGCATTGTTAATCAGCTTACTTTAAAGATTTTTAGAAACTTTGAGTCCACAAATTTCAGGTCAATATTAAATGAAATAATATTGCAGCTATTGATAGCAGGGAATGTGCTGTTATTCTACAACTCAGAAACCAATAAGTTCAAATATTACAAATTAACAGAGTATGTTGTCAGAAGGGATAGATACGGCAATGTACTTGAAATTATCATAGAAGAAGAAGTTTTTTATAATGAATTGACAGACGAAATAAAAAACGTATGCTTTGATGACAAAAGCGATTATGATGTAGAAGACGACACGCCTTATAGCCTATATACAGGGCTAACAAGAAGAAGCGCAAAAGATAATTTTGAATTTTCGCAAGAAATTAACGAAATAATAATCCCAAGCTCCACAAAAACCATTTCAAAGGAAGATTCACCTTTTCTTGCAGTGAAGGCAGACGCAGATACAGCAAACTATTCATCAAGCTTCATTTACAAATACGCGCTTACGGATTTGATTTATTTGGATGAATTACAGCGTGCATTCCTTCAAATCGCAGCAGCAATGAGTACATACAAGATACTCGTCAAAGAGGGTAGTTCTAGCCAAAAATCTGTACCAGATATAGAGAAAAAGCCAAATGGTGAGATTTTAATAGGCGATGCAAATGATTTTTCATTCCTTCAACTACCAGTATTACCAAATGCACAATTTATTCAAGGTCAAATTACCCAAAAAACACTAGAATTAGAAAGAATATTTCTAATGAATTCTGGCATGCAACGTGACGCTGAAAGGGTTACAGCTTATGAACTCCAAAGGATGTCACAAGACCTAGATACAACACTTGCTGGATTGTACAGTTATTTAGGAGTAGCACTACAAGAGCCTATTAGTGCTATTATCATGAATAATAGTAATACTAGTGATATTGCTAAATATGGATTCAAACCAACAATTATTGCAGGTGTAGGCGCATTAGGTAGAACAATTGAGGCAACGTCACTACAAGCATTTATGAGTCAGATACCACCTGAAATGATGAATTACATTAACCAAACTGGCTACCTAAATGAACTCGCAAAACTAAATAGCATTGATACGGAACGATTATTGAAAACACAGCAAGAAGTTGCACAAGAACAGGAACAAGCTTTAAGAAACCAAGCTGCATTAGCAGCCACACCAAGAATAGCAGATAAAGGAATGCAAAATGAGTGAAGATAGAGAAACAGAAGTAGAAGATGGTGTTTATGAAGAAGAAGTTGTCACAGAAAATGATAACGATGAAGTTCATGCTGAGGCTGATGACGTTGAACAGCAAGACAATACCGCAGAAACAGAGGTAGAGTTAGTAACTCGTGCTAAAGATGAATTTTTCCAAACTGGCAAGATTTCAGATAAGTTACAGCAACAACTAATTAAACGCGGTGCAACACAAGAAGAAATTAATACTGCTGTTGATACATGGCGCAAGCAATCAGTAAGCTCAGATAATATTGAATTTGACAATGATTTCAATCGAGAACAACTTGAAAAAGCCCTTGCATGGGCGGAAGGTACAAAAACAGCACTTGAAAAAAGAGCTATTCACCAAGAACTGAACGGAAACAAAGAGGCAGCAACACGTTCTGCAAAACAGTTATATGCGGACTATATTTTAAATACTATGGGTTACAAATACAAACACACTGGGAAAGCTGCTTTGCCTATTGAAGCAGGCGCACCCGCTGTCAGAAGAAGCAACCGATTAAAGCCAATTGAGGGCTGGAACAACCCTGAAAGTACCATAGAGTATCTACAAAATCTTGCACCACAAGTCGGAGTTAGGCTTGACCATACAGATTTAAAAGATGAACTTGAACAATCACGTCACAAAATAAGACGTGATGCTAAATACAGAAATGAAGTGCTAAAAAGTCTAGCCGATACTGCGATTATGCAGGCAAAAAACCCTCAAATCTGGAGAGAACAGGCGATGGACAATAGACAAGCGCAAGACTACACAAGAGCTTTAGTAACAGCTATGACAGGTAACCCTAACGCCCAAACCAATGTATTGTAAAAGGAATTAAAAAATGAGTAACTTAGTTATTATCAACCGTATGCAAGAAATGCTTGCGGGTGATAAATTTGAAAACGCCTTAGAACATTTCGCAATGGGCATAAACAACTTATACCTTTTGCAAAATTCAAAACTCCACGCATACCAAACTCGTTCAGTTCCGTATATGAATGGTAGAACCAGAACTTTTGACGATGTTTATAACCGTTCTATTGGTTGGCAAACCTACGTGGAAGGTACAGAATTACTTGGTGATAAAGTACCCTTTTCACAAGGCAGCTATACCATTGATGAACCTTATGTTTCAGCACATGCACGTTCTTACTTTGACCAAATTGTTGACCATGTAAATTGGTTCGACTTTTCAGGTGGTAATGCACCATTTGTTATTGAAATGAGTCGGATGCAAAAGTGGGCGCGTCATTTAGACTTAAACACAATCCAGCTTTTAATTCGTGCAGCGCGTGGTCATGTTGAATTTGGCAGTAAACTGCCTAATGATGATGCTTATCTTGGGGTAAGTGGTTATGGTAATACACTTGGCAACCCACCTGTTGATGTAAACGGTCAAAGCGCAGCAGGTAGTGCGATAGAGCAATGTTACCGACCAGAATTAAAACTACCAAACTTTGTTACAGCAGATTCAATTCGTGATTCTGTATTATCTGCTCAAAACTTATTAATGGATAAATCAGATAATGACTTATCGCTAATGACAGGTGGCAGAATAGATGACTGGACACTCTATATTCGTAGAGAGTTATATAATCTTTTAATTAAAGATGCAAAAGCCTTAGATATTACAATTGGTGGCACAGGCTCTTATACATTTAACTCGCTTGGAACATTAAGCGGTTTACGCCTTGAAGTATTAGATATTTTACCAAAAGTGGATGACCCTAATATTGGTAAAATTCCACATAATAGCGCACTACCAGATGCCAATAATCTAAATGACTCATGGATTCTAAATAGAACACCGCCAAGTCACGGCATTAATGGCGTGCAAGGAAAATACTGGACTGAAAACCCTCACACAACAGCAATGTTACTAGTCCACAATCGCCAAGCAATTGATTCATGGGAACCCCTAAAAGGAATCAGAACATTCACTATCGATGTTCAACGAAACCTTTCATGGCTATCAGCATCATACGCATACACAGGCGGAGGTATTCGTAATTATGCAAAAGTTGCTGAAATCTGTTATGCCAAACCACCACGCACACCATACGACATCGGCACTGTGGCTGATGGATACAATGACGCACCATAAGGGTTAAGTTATGCCTCTAGCACTACAACGAACAGGTTTATTCTTGGAGAGCGTAAATATAATGTTGCGCCATATCCAAGAGGATAGCTATTCAACTGCTTTGACATTTGATGAAATAAATCCACCGCCAGCAGGAACTTCTCAAGACGTGCGGGAGGCATACAATATATTGCTTAACACCAGTATTACGGTTCAATCCGAGCCTCACTGGTGGAATACCTTCACAAAAACACTAACACCTGATGTAAACAACAAGATTGCTTTACTATCTAGCACCACGCTGTCTGTAAAAACACCAACATTGTCGTTAAAAGATGGCTATTTATACGATGATGTAAATGACACAGATGAATTTACGGAAGAACAGACTATCGACTTGATTATGGGAGTTAAGTTTATAGATTTAGCAGAGCAAGTAAGAAGGTATATTACCTATCGTGCTGCACAGTTATTTCAACAGCAACGCTTAGGTTCTGGCGAATACGACAAGTTTATACAGAAGGAACTTGAGCGTGCAACGGTAGATTACAATATATATTGCACTAATTATGGTGGTTACAATATTACGAAAAACCCAGATGTACAAGACTTTGCCAACAAGATAGGGATGTGGCATTGCCGTCCTATTTTTAATAGACGAACATAGCTATGTTAGTTAATATAAACATTGATAATCTCTCTGATGGTGTTTCAGAGCAAAGCCCAGAACAACGTTTAACATCTCAAGTTGCCGAGATGTTAAATTGTGTTCCCAGCCCTGTATATGGTGTACAGCGCAGACCTCCATTCACTTGGAAAGCTCGTATTTTAGATACACTAACAACGGATGATTTTTTTAAAGTTATCAATGTTGGTGAAAAGTATTTTTTAATGGTAGTACCCAAATCAACCACCAATTGTTTATTCTACCACCTAGATAAAACACAAGGGATATTAAACACCTATACAAGCTCGTCAGCACCCTATTTTGCCACCACAAACCCAGCAAGAGATATTCGCACAGCAGTTGTAGGAAATACAATATTTGTTGTAAATCGTTCTATTCCCGTTTTACCAACGGATACGGGGACAGAAACGACAAGAAAATCAAATATAGCTACTATTTACATCAGACAAGGTGTGTTTAATATTGAATATAAAGTATTCGTTGAAAACACGCTTGTTGGTCATGTAAAAACCACCGTTACATCAAACCCAACACAATTAAATACGCTAGAAATAGTTGATGCTTTGGTAAATGGCGTACCATACGCAGGGATTGTGCCATTTAAGTTTATAGTCAATGAATTGCCTTTGGTTGGAGCGAATTATACATTTCAAACGAATGGTAATGTGATACAAATATACCGTACAGATAATAGAGTTTTTGATTTTAGGACAGAAGATGGTTATGCTGATAAAGCAATGAACTCATTCTTTGACAAAGTACAATTATTTAGCGACTTACCACCACGCACATTCTATAACAACACAGTGGTACAGATTACGGGTGATGACAAAAAATCAAATGTTGGTTTTTTCATGAAATTCATCACTGATAATGGTCAAAACTTTGGTAGTGGCACTTGGAAAGAGACCGTTGGATGGCATAGCCAATGGGACAACACCCTACCAAATGAAAACCTATTAATGAACGGTATTGATGCTAGCACTATGCCTCATTTAATACAATACGACGATACCGCACCACAAGTTTTCGACACAAGAGTGGGCGACTGGCAGCAAAGAAAAGTCGGAAATGAAATAAGCGCGCCATTCCCATCGTTTTTGACTGAACCAGAATCATGGACTACAGCAGGCGGGGTGCAGCTTGGCAAAAACAGATATATTAATAATGTATTTTTCTATCAAAACCGCTTGGGCTTTCTTAGTGGCGAGCGTGTAATCCTATCAAAAAATGATGATTACTTTGACTTCTTTCCTCATAGCGCATCAACAGTATCAGATATTGACCCTATTGATGTTGAGGTGTCGGATAATAAAATAAATATCCTTTATTATGCTATTCCTTATGGTCAAACTTTGGTCTTGTTTAGCGATAAAAACCAGTTTATTTATGCCAGCAAGATAAACTTATCGCCATCAACCGTAAGAATAGACAAAATATCAAGCTACACAATGAATCCGCTTATTGAGCCTGTGGTAAATGGTGGCATGGTTACATTTGTTGCACCAAACCAACAAAGCCCCAAATTAATACAGTTTGTAATAGACAGCAATCTATCAAATATAAGCTCAGTAGAATTAAATAGTCACGTACCAACTATAATCCCTATCGACTTCCAAGAAGTATGCGTTGGTAAGGATGTTGATTTTACTATTGTGTATAAAAGAGATTCAAAAAAAATACCTGTTTTGAAAACCCTAACTGATAACAATAAAATTGTACAGTCAGCATGGTCACATTGGGAGTTTGAGGGTGATTTAATATTCGCTGATTTTGTTGATGATATTTTGGTGATGTTATTCTTTTATAATGGCTTTCCTATTTTAGGCTGGATTGAATTATCAAATAAAAAAATATTGGAATGCACATCGTATATTGATGACTTTCGCTTTGACAGTTTTACCATACAAAGCCACTTTTTACTGGAATATCTGTACTTCAAGCAAAACAATTCGCCAATGGTTAATGGGCGCACGCAATTATTATACTGCCAAACATTCTCCAATACTGAATACACAAGCGGTTTTAAAGTACGCCTTAATAAAAAAGAAACCACAGGCTTAACCACAGATTATCAATACTCAAGAACAACAACAAGCCAACTAATAACGCATAATAGATTTAGAATTCCAATTCATACATCAGCAGAAAATTTAGAGATTAAATTCTTTGCTGATTTGGCAGATGAGAAGTTTGCTATTCATACATTGAATATTGAAGGCAAATTCAACCCGCGCACAAGAGGGATGTAATGAAACAGTACGCAGTCAGACACAACGTGCATAGTGCTTTATATATAGCTGGTTTAGCTACCACAAAAATGATATTGTATTTATTAGCAGGCGTAATTTTTGCGTTACTTTATGATGTATCAATATTATATAATGATGAAATTAACCCGAATTTCATGGTGAGCAATAATGCAAGAGAATCTATCACCCAATATTCCTGCAATAGTAATACTTTGTTGCTCAATACTTTTATGCTTCATATACGGAACATTAACTAGTATATCGAAAGCGCAAAAATCGCAAGATGCTAGTGTGCGCCTCACGAGCCACATTGCTATTGGCTTACAGGCAGTTGGCTTTGGCTCAATAGGTGTCCTCCTTGTTTACATGTCTATAACATACTTCCAAATCAAGGAGACTCTACCAATTATATTTTTATATATAACAATGCCATTACTACCCAACTATATAATAATGAATCATAAAAAAGCAGTTTTAGACATACTGGGGTTTCTTATAAACAAATTCAAAAAACAACTATAGGTAAATTATGTACACATACTATACAGAAAATTTTAAAGGTGTTGATTTAGACTACTTATTGAAAGTAGAAGATATTACCGATACTGAAAAAGAAGCTTGTGCAATGCGATTCGGCAGGGAAGCGGGTTATACCATGCCTTTGTACGGTACTATAGCAGCAGCATTAAGTGGTAATGGAGTTTGCCTAACATTAGTGGCAACAAAACCAAATATGTCCGCAGGGGTGGCAGCTATTATGGGTGCAGTTCCAACAAATAGCGAATTACCTAAAGATTTACAGCTTGTATGGGAAGGTTTTGCGTTCCTCTCAAAAGAATCTGTAAATAATGATTTAGCAGGTTTAATTCGTGCTATCAACTCTTTAATTAAGAGCTTTTTAAGCGACAAACCAAAAGGAACAAGGTTATCAATATGGATGCCTGAATTACATGCTGAAAACCTAAGAATGATTGATAATGTTTCAATAACCGTTCATTCTGACAAAACAAAAACATACAATGGTTATAAATTCGTATGTTGCAGTATTGGAGAAGATAATTATGATGGATATAGCAGCGAAATTCGGGATAAACCTAGCGACGGGGATGCTGGAAAGGAAGCAGAAAAAGAAACAAGTAGCGCGAGCAGTGGAAGCGTTGAATCTACAGACAGCGTATCAGCAACAAGCATTAAGGACGAGAGACCTTAGTCAGCAAGCAAAACATCAGCAAACAAGGTTTAATTTTTTAACTCATGCTGTTAGGGCGCATGGGCAAGTTGCAGGCACACCAACAGTGGGGAAATCAAAACAGCGTGCAGTTGCGGTATCACGTTGGCAAACTGGACAACAATTAGCAGCTTTAGCGGAAAACCAACAAAGTGCCGCGTTATCAAGTTACATTAGCAGTAGAAACTTGGAAATAACACGGCAATCTCAAGCTCAGGGAATGCTTGATCAAGTCCCAAGCTATGCAGATGTTGTATTAGGCTCAGTTCTAAAAACGGCAATACCATTGGCGACACAAGCTACCACTAGCTCTATTACCGCTCCAGATTATGAAGCAACACCAAGTGCTGTTAATTTGCCCACTCAAAACCAAACAACCATGCAAGTTGTGCAACCACAGCAACAACAAAGCAGACGCAAAACACTCAATTTATGGGAGTAATGAAATATGGCAGATTTGAATGAAATGCAGGTAGATGCACCAAAAATAACACCGCGACAAGATACTGGTTTTCTATCTGATGTGGCTATTCCTATACTTCAAGAGTTAGACGCTTCTGTTCAGTCTGCCATGCGTCAAAAGAAAAAACAGGATGAATTACGCCAACAAGAAGAAGATGCAGCTAATGCAGAATTAACAATGATGGCAACAGGTGGTGAAATTCCACCTGATATTAAGCAGCAATCAGTTGCATGGCAAATGTCAGCCATGTATCAAGCAGGTCGTGCGCGTGCAATAGAAGAAGCAAAGAATGTTGAATCTGAATTTGATAGTTCACCAGAGACGTTTTTACAAAAGCACGGTTCTATTGAAAATGCATTTCAACAAATTGCAGCGAAATGGAAACCGCAAATTGAGCAAGATGAATATGCTCAAAAAGGCTTTGTAGAATCGCTACAACAATTACAGCAAAATATAGCACGAAAAGAGTCTAATTTTGTACTTAAAAAGCAGCGTGAAACGGTTGATAATAACATTGAAACCAATCTTGCAGGCACATTTGACGCTGTATTTAAAACTGATACCGCCCTAACAGGTGAAACTACCCCCGCAGGCAAAGCAACCACACAGCAAACAATAAAAGTTAGCACGACTGGCAAAAAATTTTCACCACAAGTTGAGCAAGCTATCAGTCAAGCAGCAAGCCAATATGGTGTGCCACTAGACTTTATGCGAGTTATGGCTGAAATAGAGTCGGAAGGTAATCCTAATGCTAAAAACAAATCAGGTGCAAGTGGCTTGTATCAATTCATGCTAAAAACTGCAAAAAGATTTAACCTAGCTGATAGGTTTGACCCAATAGAATCTGCTAAAGGTGCAGCTAGATATATCTTATCTAATATAAAAGAGTTATCACAAAAAGGCATTACAGTTGACCTTAATAAAACGCCATACTTAGGCTACCTTGCACATCAACAAGGCGCGGGTGGCATATCCCAAATCGTTAGAGCTGCAAGCGGTGTGGGAAATGTAAGCTCAACAGTTCGCAGGAACATGAATGCGAATGGCGGAAAAGGTAAAACACCTCAACAATTCTTAGACTTTTGGGAAGCAAAATACAACAGAATCGCAGCTAGACTTGGCATAGCTACAGTCAGTGGTGATATTGCACAGCAACCAACCCAGCAGCAAGGTCAACAAACGATTCTACCAGAGCAAATAGAATCTATAAGAGAAAATATCCAATCTCAAGTATTTGCTCATCCTCAAGGCGAAATTGCAGCGCATGATATTGCAGCGCGTTCATTAATCCAAATGGCAGTACAGCATAATCGTGCTGACGTGCTTACACCAGAGTTTTTCGATAGTATTGGAATTGCCAATCAATATGGTGACAAATTACCTCAAATTCTCGCTGCACAGGGCAGAATTAATAAATTTTACGCCGACCAAGACGCAGCAAAGCAAGCTTTAGTAAAGGCGGATAAAAAGAAACAAGGCACTTTATTTATCCGTAGCATGAGAGAGATTTTTGAGAATGATTTTGCTTCTATCTCTGAAGAACAGGCAGGTCATTTAAGAACAACCTTATTGGAGTTGTTTAATAATGATACTGAAAATGAAATATTAACAAATACCCAGTTTTTATCATTAGACTCACTTATAACAAGAAAGCTTAATTCGCAAAGAAGCAAAGAAGCAGTAGCGCAAAGAAGAGCTGATAAAGCCACAGAAGAAAAAGAAAAGTCCGAAAGAGAAAAAGGGATAACTCGTTTTATCAGTGAAATTAAAAAAGTCACAGATAGCCGTTTTTTAACCTTGACAAAAGATGAAGCTAGAAATTACATCAACTCTTTAGACTTCTATTTAGAAAGCGGTGACTTGACTACATCAGCATACCTGTCAATAAAAACAGCTATCAATAAGAAAATTGAAAGGCAATTAGGAGTTGAGTTAGAAAAGGACGAATCTACAAGAGAAAAAGGGATAACTCGTTTTATCAGTGAAATTAGAAAAGTCACAGATAGCCGTTTTTTAACCTTGACAAAAGACAAAGCTGAAAGCCTCATCAACTCCTTAGATTCTTACTTAGAAAGCGGTGACTTGACTACATCAGCATACCTGTCAATAAAAACAGCTATCAATAAGAAAATTGAAAGACAATTAGGAGTTGAGTTAGAAAAGGACGAATCTACAAGAGAAAAAAGGGTAATACGTTTTATCAGTGAAATTAGAAAAGTCACAGATGATGATTTTTTAGCCTTAACAAAAGACAAAGCTGAAAGCCTCATCAACTCCTTAGATTCTTACTTAGAAAGCGGCGATTTAAGCAACTCAATATACTTATCAACAAAAGCAGCTATCAATAAAAAAATTGAAAGACAGGCAAAGGATAAATTAAAAGAGCAAGAAGAATTAAAAGCCGAGAAGCTTAAAATAGCGGAAGAAAAAGCCAAAACAGAACTCACGGGATATTTAGAGCAGCTTAGAATTGGACAGCCCATATCTAAGGATGAGTCCACAAAAAGCCTTAGAGATTTGGTAAAACTGATTGATGAAGATGTTAGCCCTATCTACATAGATGATGCTAAATTTATTATCGATACTGTAGATAAATACGAAAAAACAGGGCTAATAACAAGGCGAGAAGCACAAAACTTTATCAAAAAGATAAATAAAAACACTACAAGAGTGGAAAGCCAGCTTCGCAAAGAGCAAGAAGAAAAAAGAAAGCTTGAGCAAGAAAATGCAGCTAAAGAAGCAATAAGACTCTCTATAATCAATGCATTAAGAGGTGAAACAGAAAGTACAGAAATCCTAACTTCAATATCAGAAGTCTATAATGACCCTAAATCGCCTTTATCGTCAAGCAAAAAGAAAAAGCTTGTTGATATAGCTTTTGATGATATAGGTAATTTTGCAATTGATGGAAATGGGAATCTTGCAAGCGCAGAGAACGCAGTTGCTTTTGTACCTTCTGGATTAACTCAGGAATTAGCCAGTAAAAGCTTGGCAGTGTTTTCTGCAACAAACCATATTCCAGAACAATACAGGTTCTTTTCTGGTCAATTAGCAGCCTTAACAGGGGATTTAACTAATAAAACATTTGACTCTGTTATACCTAAACTTGACGCTTATACAAAGCTTATTGAGCGTATAGAAAAGGAAAACCCAAATACCTACGACAAACTACTGGAAGGCAGTGATGGCAAGTCCAGTGAGGCTATTTATCTTCTCAATAAGCAACTATTAAAATCGGACACACCACCACAAGTAAGATTTAATATGCTACTTGAATTGAAAGATAATTTTGATATTTTTGAAACGTCACTTAGCCAAATGGATGCGGTTAAGTCTCAAAAATTTATGGATTTATCAAGACTGTCAAACAAAGAGCTTAAAAAATTAAAAGAAGCGGGATATGAGCCATTTATTGACAACATTGACGATGCTTTTAGTTCAAAATTACGCACAGGGTTGATTGATTGGGCTATTGGTGATGTTGAGTTTACTGATGGCTTGGACGTGGCAGCAGCAGATTACGCAAAAAGACTGGCAATTTACCGTGCGACAGGTGAAAGCAACGCAGG